CCGCCCCACCCACCCCGCCGGCGGTGTAGCCGCCGCCCTGTTTTGTAATCCAGCGACCTTTTGCTCTAGCGTCGGCTCGTAAGCGTGTAGAAAACATCTTAGTGTAAGTAGCGGATTGCATTATATCCCTAGTTTTTTGACCGAAATCAGATGCTAGCTCTGCAGAGTAAGATGAGACTACGATTGGAATATTCGGGCTTTTTCCTAACACCCACGACGGAAACTTCTGCGTGGCTGTATCGCTTTTGCCGTGACGCGGCGGCATAAAGATCATCAATCGGACATCTTCGCCAGCTAGCAATCGGCGATATCCTTGCTCTAACTCTTTAGCAATCTCGGCATGGAACCACTCCAGTTGGTACTTTGGATCTATAGCAATGCAGTACTCGGCAAAAGAGCCGTTATCTGCAATTTCTCTAAGAATCCCGACGGTCTGCTCTGGCTTTAAGTAGTTGCTCTGCTTGTCTTGCACTTAGAGCTACTCCTATATCGTTACCGTTTGTAGTCATATCCAGCTTGTCGCCGTAAACTTTTGGATTCATCTTAGACATCAGCCACTTGCGTGTATCAATTCTTAAACGTGACCTCTGAACATTTTCGCTATTGAATATATACCCGTCACCCTCAAGTTTTTCCATGTAGTCGTTAGTGGCATTATCTGCAATATCAATAATCTCTTCAGCTTGCGCATATGATCGTTCTTCACATGCATGCGCGTATTGCTCACGAAACTTATCATTTTCTCGTAACCAACGAAAAAGTGTCTGCATAGAGACCATATCTTTTTCTTTGCATATAGATCGTACCGAATAGCCTTCTGCTATTTTCTGACATATCCTATCTGCTAGCTTATCAGAGTATTTTGTAGGACGCCCGTTCTTTTTAGGTGTTTTTGTAGGCGGCTTTTTAGAAGACTTAGGCTTGCTTTTGACTGTAGTTTTGGACATAACCAATATCCTCGCTAGTCGCCCGCGTCTTGTGAGTTAATTAAATTATATCATATTTACGGATCCGATAAAAATCTTCAAAAGTCGCTAGTTGTGAAACACAATCCGCTTTTTCAAGGCGGATTATCTTCTAGAAATTATTGAGACTTTTATATAATTCTACAATCGCTCGCTTTAGATCGTAGTTACTCATGTTTTCAATATCAGACCGACCACCCAACTCTATGTAGATGTTTCTCAAATTTGATAATCCTTTGACGTCAGTGACTGCTTTCATGATCTTGCGCTCATAATCTTCATCATCTAGGAATAAACACGACTTTGGCTCAGACTTGCTCATTTTACGATCAGGATGTCTTAAATCCATAATCTTGGATTTTGTATAAATCGGGTCTGGACACTTCAATCCAACGCGTGGCAGAATATCTCTTGCGAATTCGATATGAGGACGTTGATCTTCGCCAACAATTACTCTATCGTAACCTGCAATATCTAGAGCCATCATCACTGGATATATGTACATTAGTGCGGTCTTTTCTTTAGCCTTATACTGCGGCATGGCATTCAGTAAGTGACTAGGTGTTACAGCTAACAGTTTAGCTAGTAGAGCGACATCCAATTTCTGCTCGACAACTTGACCACTCAACTTGAACATTCTGAGTACGCTCAACGCTTGCTCCTCATATTCAGATTCTGACAGTGGCGCGTGATGTTTAGCTATCAGGATATCTGCTTTGTATTCTATTGCTGGCTTTATCACGCTGACATAATGCCCTAAATGCAATCTACCTGACGGCCGAAAGCCTACTATAGTATTTTTATGCATAACTTTCTCCAAAAATATCTTTTATATATCATTATTTCTAATATACTTATGCTCTGGATTGTATAGAGCGTTAGCATAGTCACGCGCCTCACATGCTTTGCGAACCTCCTCTCGAGTACTTGCAAACATAATAGCATTTTTGAAAAGCCTGTTTATTTCTTTCATATGTCCACTGCATATATGAGAATATCCATACATACCACGATATCTAATAAACTTTCCGCATTTATCGCAGACTATTGAGTTATCCATATATGACTTTGACGGGCATCTATTGATTAATGTTTCCATTCTCATCTCTCTTCAGATATTTACGCGTACCGTCATTGCCTAGACAATAAGGTGTTTCGTATATAGTTTTTGGTATTTGATATACATAATCTTTACCGAAAACTCTCTGGCAAACTTGAGTCTCAGTTTTTCTTTTTACTTCTAGCGCTTTCTTGTTTTCCTCCTGTCTGAATATTACAAGTCCTATACAGGTAACTGCCACGACAAAAAGCAGTATGACAGCTATATCCGCATCGTTATCATCCTTCATTTTGAACACCTTCCCTTTCGTCTTTCTTAAAATGATAAATGCTACCGTCTGAATATTTTATGATGTAGACTGTAAGAACTTTCTTATCGAGAGTTCTATATGGCATATGAATAACGTCTACAATATACGGACGAGGCGTAGGTACATGGCTAGTTTCTATCTCTATAGATGACTTATCTTTCGTCATTCTTCATCCCTCCAGCTCTTTAAGTTTTTCAGCAACAGCTTTGGCATATCCACCATAAGTATCTTTGCAATGCTTATCTAACAACTTAATTATTTCTTCTAGTGAATAGATACATTTCGGATTACGCTCTTCTAGCGGACCATAGCAGCTACAATGACCTAATTCTATAAACATAAACTTACCATTTCTGTCTTTGAGTACTGCCGCGCCTTCACCTGACCACATATCCTGAGCATAGCTACAGATAATATACTCGTAGTCTTTTTCGTCTAGATATTGCAAGTCATCGTCATCTATCTTGCTAGGTTCCGTGTCTGGGTCATATGCTTCCTTGCGCTCTACGTTATAGATTTTCATTTCTCCTCCAACAGCTCGTCCAGTGCTTTGTCATATTCTTTGAAGCTTCGCTTGTAGTCATCGATAATTCGCTTTACGATATCGTCTTTGTATTCGACTTTGACTAGTTCATTCTCTTTGTCGCTTTCGTTCAATCGTACAAAAATGTCGTAGCTTTCTCTCGTTCTAAGCCTTTCCCAATACAGTATTTTTTCTTTAGTAAAGTCAATTGACCTTACTAGGTGTTCAATGAGCTCTCTCTTGCGATTATTCATTTCTCAATACTCCATAATGGTTACTTGGTATTTCATTACCACCAGCCAAAATAAGCAGGTGAATAACATCTTTCAGCTCTCGGTTGTCGTGAGTGCTACGAATACATGTCATTGGTTTCTTGTAATGATGGGCATTCTCGTTGATATGCTGCTCGGCGGCTTTGCCAGTAAAGTACATAACCGCGCCATAGTCTTTGCCAGCTTTGTTGTTATCTAGGATCGTCCACACCGGCATACTAGTGGATCGATTATCTTGATTGACCAACTCGTCGCTTAAGGCTTTAATACGCCACAGCAAGGCTTCTTCAGCTGGATTTTCTGCTATAATTTTCATTTAGATTTCCTTTCGTTGTCTGTTGGTTGATTATCTTGACCAATAATCTTAATGTCGTTGATGTCTACAAACTCAGCACCAGCAGCTGCGGCTACTTGATGATATTTGTCTTCAAAGTCGGCTACACTAAGTTCTATAGTTTCAAGTACAACATCGGTAAACTCATTTGGTGCAGACACTAGGATTGCTTTTCGGTTTTCAGTGCTGTCGCCGAGATAAATTAGTTTTTTAGGATAATAACCATTGCTTGTCATAGCACGTCCTCCGCCTTGATAATTTCAATCTCTGATTTATCAACAATGCTATCAGCGTTATAAATGTCATCAGCGTAGTACTCTATAATGTCTGCAAAACCTGGTTTCAATACAACGCTATCACTCGTAGCAATCCTTTCAGCTTCATCCTCAGTTTTTGCCTCAACAAAAACAGTACCCTCTTTTACTATTCGAACATTGACTCCGTAAATCATTGATATTTCCTTTCTCTATATCTACAAAATTAAGTGGTTTAGTTTAATTCAACCTTTCAACCTTAACGTTATCAACACAATGCCAAGGAGACGGGACCATCGTAAATACCTTGCTGCTTGTAACAACCACCTTGATATTCTTGTCTTTCGCGGCTTCATTCACCAATTTAATGTATGGCGAATTCGGCGGTAGACAGAACTTACTGGTATTTTCTTTTGTTACTACAGTATTTTCTGATGCGCGAACCCTAAAGTATGTGTTGCCACCGAATATACTATTGTTTTGGTTGTTATAAACGATTCCAGAAACTACATTATCAGAAGTTTGCAACCGTACTGAAAACAGCAAGTAAAGAGGCACTGCAACTGTTAATGCTGCTAGGATATATTCCCAAAAAATTCTTAGTTTAGACATATCAATCTCCTTGTCTTATCGTTTAATTCAACCGCAGAACTGGTGTTGGCTATATAAGGTGATGATTTGCCGAGTTTTAATTTCCTCGAATGTGAGGGAATTAGGTTTCGTAAAGTCACATCACATGCTACGAAGCTTTCTATCAATAAGCAGATACCCCTAAGCTCATGATTAGGTACTTATTTTCAAGATAGCGTCTACCTATTCCGCCACTTATATAGCCAGTTGACAACACCAATTTGTATATCATTAAGTGAGTTAATTACTTTAAGGTTTGATGTTGCCAGTTGATAGCACGAGAGATGCAACAATTGCGCCTCTACGGCGTTGGTCATTTTGGAACACTCGTGCTACCAGTTGAACAGACGATACACGTTGCACTGCGGTTATAGGAGCCGACTCACAACGTTTCACGGTTTTTCGGTCGAACACTATGTCTAGCTAGAATATAGTGCACCAGAATAGAGGTTGTGCATATCATCTGTCCAGTTCTGCGGTTGAATTGTTAATGTTCTAAACCAATTTCCCCACTTGGGAAAAATGGTTTTCTACTGGGTACGAATCGTACCCGTTTATTTACGTTTACTTATGCGACCGCCTTTTTTGCCTGCACATTTTTTACGAAGTGAGGACCGTCGATTAAATCGCAGTCGCATTCGATGTCTTGTGCGAATCCTTTACAACTTCCGTGGCTTGCAAATGTAGCAGAGCCACCCTTTCGTCCAATTTCTGCATAAAAGTTCGGGTTGCTTGCTAGGTTTTTCTGAGCGGCTTTCAATCCGCCTGTTCGATTTCCTGCCATGATTTACTCCTTTACTCCGAAATAAATTAACCAATCTTCTCGATTTTCTTCGATGGATTTTTCAGCTTCTTTCATGGTTGCGTAACGAACTGGTTCGCCGCTATCGCAACCATAGGTTTTTATGTAGTCTAATTTTCCAGCACGGCGGCGGTAACACACAACCCACCCGCCGCTTCCATTCTCAAAGTCTGGTTCAAAGTCCGAGGTTTGGCTCAGTCTGACTTCTGCTAGCCTTCGGTCGCGAGCTTCTTCACATTCTTCTTCAGTGCGGTAGACAAGACCCATAGCCATAAGTCTGTTATCCACATCGTCGTCGTTCCAGACTTCCCACTCCACATCTCCATATTCGTTAATGTAGAAGTATTTCTCGGCTATTTTTGGCTTCCAGTGAGCGCTGTCTGTCGGTTCTTTGATTTCCTCGAACCACTCGTCAAAGTTATCTATATCTTGAATTGTGAATTGAGGATCTTGTGGTGTGTCTTCACCTGGTACAGCCACAGTTAGCTCTCTGGTTCCATCAGACATATTAACGATTTCTTCAAAAATGGTACCAGCCTTAATTATGGGCGTATCTTTTAGAAGCTTGTATTTCATGCCTTTATTTCCTTTCCATCTTTGAAACATTTTAGATAACCCATTTTGCCGCCAACCGATTCACAACGAGCTTTAACGTCCATGGCTTGTTTTTCTTCATTAGAACTGATAACAGTTAGAAAAATGATTAGTGCAAATCCACCTATAGTTATCATTATCAAAGCTATTTCAAGTATGTTTGGTAAATTATCCTTTATCATTTCTTCACCTTGACTTCCTTAATTTTTGGTCGCTCGCCTTCGATTCGGCTATCGAGGATTTGATTGATTCGATGAATAATAAACTCTCGTTCGTTCAATCCTCTTAATGCGTCATCCTTCATCTCTAGAAGATCGATAGTACTCATCTCGTCTAGCGATTGATAATCGTCCTCGTAATAAGGTTGTGCTACTTCTTTCTCCATATCTTTTCCTCCCTTTCCTCCTTTTTCCATATATCATCCTTCCTGAACTCTTTTAGCCACTCTTTGTCTTGTTTAGCTATTTGACATTCCGATATAGCTACAAGAATTAGAATAAACATTACAAATAATATCCAAATCAGTATGTACATTCTTTTTCCTCAATATCTGTAATAATTTTCTCTAGTTCGTCATCTGGTACAATACCCTCAAAGATATTCTTTACGAGTTCCTTTGATTTTTCATTGATAATTTTTCCTGATAAATTGCCTAAAGCTTCTAGTGTAGCAAGAGTAGCCTCTACATCGTCAGAGTCTATACTGACGAAAGTGTTGGCTTTGTAATGACATCTTAGAGCCATCCATCTTCTATTTATGAAGTGTCCAGCGTCAGCCTGTTCAAATGGCTTTCTCTGACCACATGAACAACAAATAAAGAATCCGTCTTCAGAATCTCTCATTCGTATATATTTTGAGAAAATCCTATCAGCTTTTTGAATTAATTTTCGGCTTGCCACGCTATTCTCCTAGCCGCCAAACTCTTACAAATCTGCCATTCATAACTGGTCGTTCGCTTTTTCTCCAGCCAACAGGCTTAAAGTCACTATTAAAGACTTTACCTGTAGTGTTCCTGTGAATGTATTCAGGTCGAGGGCACTCTTTTAAGACATCTTCAATCGTGATAAGTGCTTTATCCTCTAATAGTTTCTTAGCGGTTGTACGAGCCTCTTCTAGCCACGCCTCTCGCTCTTTTTTGAATAAATCTTTGACGGTTACCATATTAATTTGTCCTCGGTGATGAAACCGTCTAAAGTTGTTATTTTACGGATAGTACCGCCAGATTTCTTTCTAAAATCTCGAGCTTCTTTCCTTGTCGTAAAATTTCTGCTTAGCGTTTCGTTTTTTACGATGTACGTTGTGCAGTTGTTTACGTCCCTTAATCTCTGTGAAGTCATTCTCTTCCCCCCGATTCAATCTTCGTGAGATTACTAAATTGTTATCTATAAACGTCCACTTAAACTTCCTCATAAAACTGATGTCTGGGTCTACAATTCGGATTGTAAACCCGTTGTCAGTTTCGAGAAGGTAGGCTTTTTTTCTTCTCGTCATTTAACCTCCTAAAAAGGTATTTCGCTCAAATCGACAGGCTCGCTAAGGTCAATGTCTTCAGCAATATTTCCAGATTTACTCTTCAGCTTTGGCTCATATCCCCAGATATTTCGCTCATATCGATATTTCTCGTCACCGTTATTATCTATATATGTCTCTTCTGTTTTTTGGATTGTGTACCAACAAGATTTTCCTGGCAATTTCTGGATTAGTTGAGACATTTCATATAGACTTTTCATAGATTTGAAAAAGTCACGAATCTTCTGTTTCTGCTCATCGTCTTTTGCATTATGTACAAAAATCTTGCGGATTTTATCAACAGAAAAAGGCGTTGCCGCACCAGTAAACCATAATCGTGCATCGCCTTGTTCACCGTTTGTACCTTGAACCTTCACATTCAGGAATACTTTATCATTTGCATTTTTTTCAAAAGTAGCTTCGGTGATTGTTACGGCGTGAACACCTTCAGTAAAATATGTCGATTCTTTCAAATCTTCCTCGCTTAATTTCATATTCTTCAATTCTTCGTCCGTCATACCCCTTATCCTTTCTTTAGAACATTAATTTTTGGACTTCTCTTTCAACTAATCCAAGAGTAGCGTTTTGTACCCTACCAGTTAGTTCGATTTTTTCTTGATAATCTTCCCTCTTTAACTCAAAAATCTGTAACCCTAGTTCTGGATTTGTGAATACGTCTGAATAAATACAGAAGTAGAGTTTTTGTAGATTTTCATTTACTAAGAAGTACTGAATAATCTGAGCTTCATACTCAAGCGGTGGACGTTTTTCATAGTAGGCTTTGACTACTTTCCAACTATCCAAGCATTTGATCTCAACTGCTTCCAAAACGTCGCCTGTCTCATCGACGATCTCACCATCAGGCGAGCAGATCATATACTCATTCACTTCAGATTGCCAAACTCGACCAGGGATAATCTTCTTACCGAGCTTTTCACTGATTAACTCTCTAGCCTCATCTTCTAGGATTTGACCTCTTAGCATAGCCGAATAAGTAGCGCCTTCTGGTATTCTATCTGCATAGTCATTCGAATTAATTGGCTTGGCTATTCTCTGAGCAATTAGCTTATAGATTGAATCGTTTATTTGAACATTCGCATAGAGTTCATTCAATTCATCTTCTGTAAGCATTGCTCGGATATTATCCATTGTCAGATTTTTCGGAAACTCATAGCCTTTACTTTCAGCGAACTCAACCAGCTCGACTTTTGGTATATACCGAACTGATGAATAATCTTTTGCTGATGAGCCTGAAATCCTGCCTTCGTGAAAATCCAACCATTCTTGACTTCGTTGTTCAAGATCTAGGATTTTCATTCATTACCTCCTAGCTTTGCCTTTACCTCGTCTTTAACGCCGACAAGTTCACGTGATAGCTTTGGATTAGCTCTAAGAATCTTAGTATACTTCTCTTTTAATTCACCTAAAGTCTTACAAGCTCGTAAGGCTTTTTCAGCGTTAGCTAAATCAGCAGACTCTTTGTCGGTTCTTTCTTTGAGTTTACGCTCAAGATTACCGTCATCATCAGTATCGACAAGTAAATCAAGCATTGCTATGTATGAATATCTCTTCATGTAAGTAATACCTGAGCCTTGTGTTTGTGGATTGTTAGGCGCGCTTTCAACTGGTGCAACATCTTCAAGCACCTCACCACTTTCCAGGTGAATAAGCTTTGTCCTAATAGCTGTTTTAGTGTCAATATGGCTAATTGTTTGTTTAACCATCAATCCACATTTCTCTAAATCTTCTCGTGTTTCACTAACTACAATGTTGTAATCTGCGTACATGCTTTTGAAATACGGGTTTTCTTTTGAGGCTTTCACAAGTGGTGTTATTTTACGAAACTCTTGTAAGGCTTTATACAATTCACTCATTTATGCCTCCTTTCTATAAAAATCTTAAATATCTTCCATTTGTATACACTGACCAAGCTTTGTACCCTTGTGATTTCCACACGTGATAAGCGCAGTCAATGTTTATTTCTGGGTTGTGCGAATCACAGGCTTCTCGTCCAGGTAAAATCCTTACCTGAAATAGAGAAACTGAATAGCCATACGTTCTTCCGTTTTGTGTAAAAGTCAGGCTCGTGTCGCCTGTAGCGTTTTCATTACACGAACTCTCAGCATGCATAATAGCTTTCATGATTCGTACGTCCCAGTCGTATTTTTCAAGTAAAGGTTGAAACCTGTCGCAGCCGCCTACACGCACTGCCTCCACAGCTTTTTGAGGTGCAGGCGAGGCTTCAACCCTTGCGGCTTTTTGGGGTAGCGACGGTTGCCGCTTTTCCGTCGCTACTGTTTTGACACTTCAACTTTCACATTTTTAACGATTGTCGCCGCTTCAGCTTTGACTTGTTCAGTCTGATGCTTTTGATATTGCATACCGCCGATAAACGCGATAATTGCTGTAATTAAAATCGTAATGATGATAGTTTTTATAGTCTCAATATTAAATTTTTTCATTTTGTTCTCCTTGTTTTGTTTTTTATTCTCTTTATTTTCTTTTAAGCTAGACATTGTACTAACTCCTCTCTAGCGCAGATATTTACAACTTCGTCCTCAATTCCGTCACAATCTGGATTCGGACAATAAAATTCAGGTTCGCCCTGACAACCACACCATTCAGCTTCTTTACCTGAACAGCAAGGTTGAATTACTTCTAGATTATCGTGGTTGCAATACCACTCGTTATCAAAGAAATCAAAGCGATAACTTGCTCTAATTTGCTTTACGTTAATTTTCATATTTACTCTCAATCTGCCATTTGATATAATGGCTTTGTAGCCGCTCTTTTGAGCGGTTTTTGCTTTATACTGCCCACTTTTTAGCGCAGGTGTGGGAGACCTGTAGTGAGCAGCGCTGAGCGTTCGAAAATAAACAAGAACTACAAAGTTGTAATAAAACTTAACCCATCGAACGCCAGCTGAATTAAAAATGTGCTAGCGGCTATACAAACCGCTCGACGCTACCCACTAGACCAAATTGTTAAAATACTAACTTCTACACGTGTTACGCCTGAACCTTGAGCAATCTGTCACGCTTGTATAATTTTCGTCGTACGCTCTTTTACGGTGTCGCTTACGTAATCGTAATAGCGCAGTTTGTTAATTCTGCACGAGATTATCAGACAGCCGATTGATAACCTCGTGAAAATTAAAAAACACCACTTTCGTGATGTAGATAAAAAAAGAACCGCCATAAAGGCGGTGGTTTACAAAACCGTTGCTCTAGCCAACTGAGCTAAAGCGGCAACTGAATTTATTTTATCAATTTTTTCTCTCTGTGACAAGAGTTTACATAACTATTTTTCGTGGTTGATGTATTTTGCGCTGCTGGCGTGGGCGCGGTACTTCAGTTTTACTATTTGTCGGCGCTACAGGAGCGATCATTTTTGTGGCTTTCTTGCGTAATTCTTCAGCTAATTCAGCCTGTCCGGCATTGTCGTAAGCCTCCGCTAGGATCTTCAGGGTTTGAGGAATCGGCTCCAATTCAACGGCCTTTTCTAGCGCATTAATAACCTTCTTCGTGTTCCCTATTTTTTCCTGAACTTTGGCGTAAGCGATGTAGCGCGCAGCCAAATCATCTTCCATCTCCAATGCCTGCTCAAATGCTAGCGACGCCTTTTCATAGTTCTCTGTTTCGTAATAAATTAAGCCGACATTATGAAGACTTGAAGCGCTTGGCTCGAGACTCTGAGCAATCTCAAAACACTCAATGGCGTCTTTATATGCACGCTGCTTGGCGTATAAAATTCCCAAACGGTTATATGCAGTGGCATTTTTCTCATCGACGCGTAAGATTGTCAGCAGAGCTTTTTCTGCGCGCAGGTACTTATTCTCGCGAATCGATTCTTGGGCAATTTCCCATAATTGATCAAGTTTATTAGTAATCTTAGTTGGCAGATCGCCAGTTTCTTTAATTGACGGATGATA